TCTGGGTTTGTACCCTGTGGGAACGTCGCCATCTGCTCAACTGGGAACCTAGCCGTTTCGCCTACTACACTTGTAAACATCTCGCGCTCATTATCACTAAGTGATCCGCCGCCCTGGATGCGCTGACCGATATTCATTAATTGCTCTGCGGCTTCGGGAGACATATCGCCGGGGCGTATGTTCTGTAAAAAGGTCATAACCAATTCAAGGTCTGCGTTTTGCGTCATTCCCATTTCGCCATCTGACATTGCGCCAGGTTGGTTCATCATCATTTCGTTTGGCATCGTTGCCTCCTACGTTTAAATTTAATTTCTATTGCCCTATCTTTGCGCCAGCGGGGTGCGTTTAGTCAATGTATTTTACGAGATAAATTCTTTGCGTTCTTGAGACTGTTCAGCAATTTGTTGGGGCGCCATAATCATTACGTTGCCATCAGAATCTATACGATCACCATCAGAATTTATAATGTTGCCGTCAACATCTACAAGTTCGCCGGCAGTGTTATAACGTATAACGTCGCCAGCTAGGGCTGTGTTTTGAAGATCCTCTTGGCTTAATATACGGCCATCCATAGTCACAAATACCTCAGTCCCATCCTCTAAGGTAACACTGCGGACAGTCTCATCAATTTTTTCGCCACTGATATATTTCTTCATGTAATCGGGCAACATCCCATATCCGCCGCCCTTGCGACGGCGCTGATATTCAAGAATACTTGACGATTGGTCACCTGCTCCACCGCCTGCTCCACCGCCTGCTCCAGCGGCGCCAGGAAGTGCGCCCAAGGAAGATGATCCCTCATCTTTAAAAGTTCCTGCATTTTCGCTCCCCTCAGATACGGGCGTGGGGTCAGTAGCGCCTTTCGTAAAGTAAAAGTTATCCGCTCCACCCTGGGTGTAATAATCACCGTCTGCGTTTTGATAGATTGTCTGGCCATCAACCATAGAGATTACCTTATCACTGACGGATGGATTAACCTGGAACTTACCCAATATCTTACCGAAAGAAAAGAACCCAGCGCCGGGAAGAAGACTGCCCAGTGCAGATTTCGCGTAGTCACCGATTTGTTCACCCAAGCCAATATCAAAATCTTCATCGCCATAGCCAGGCGTAAATAGGCTGGGGTTCAACTGGCCAGCGGTAATGTTATCGGCGTAACGAACTACGCCGTCAGATCCAGCGGCGCCAAAGTCTAATGGCGTCCCGTCAACGTCAACAGTATGCGACCTTGTTAGGGGCCTAAAATTTATTGTCGTTCCGCCGTCTACAGACGTATACTGGCCCACGCTCTCATCTACCAAGACACCATCGCGGTATGTCTTACCGTCACCAGGCGTAAATAAATTAGCTACATTTTCGTAGAGGGTATTTTTGTCAGTTGTAACTGTCGGGGTGGTAACTGGCGTAGCGATTGGCGCAACATACGGAGTTTTATTAGTGTCAGGAACCGCTGTAGTTGCGTTGTTATCAACTACTGACTGGGGTCTTGTCACTGGCCTTACTGATGTCGTTGGCGCAGTAACTGTGGGCGCGGTGTAGGTGGTGGGGTTATATGTTTGCGTCTCTGCTTTTCCAAAGCTAGTGACCTCTTTAAAAGTATCTTTCACACTATCCCAAAACCCATAAACAGGAATGCCGTCGGGGCCAGGAATACCAGCGCCGCCCATGTCACGCAGCATCTGCTCTTCCTGGGGATTAATGTACGCCAGCATGTGTGGCTCGTTCATTAGCTGCGCCTGCCGTGGAACCATCTCAGCAAAGGCGCCGTATTGGCCCTGCGATTGTGGTTGCGGCTGTGGCTGGTTCCCCGACCTAATTGCGTTCACGCGGTTCATAAAATCGTTGTTCATTATGCCCTCATCTGTTCTGGTGCTGGGGTTGGAGCCTGTTGCGGCTGCGGTGGACCTGCTTGTGGCTGACCCCCCGTCATCGCATTTGAAATTGCACTTAGCGCGCCGACGCCACCGCCCTCGCCAGTCATTCGCCGCTTAATCTCGATGACCTTGTCAATCAGGTACTTGTTCATATCCATTGGAGCTTCGCCGCCCGGTGGCGGTGGGCCTCCAGCTTGGGGTTGATCACCCTCCTGCGGTGGGCCTTCCTGCGGCAATGCCCCAAAGGCCCCAGGATTAATTGGCGGCAAGTTATACATTTGCGATGGATCGCTATATGTTTGTGGGGTTAGCATTCTTCATTGCCTCCATCTGCATTTTAGCTGCGTTCTTCTCGCGCTCAAGCTGTAACTCTGCCTGCAACTTGGTGATCTTGGCTTGCATGTCTTGCTGCGCCTTGGCTGCATCGATCTCCATGTCCTGGCGGGCCTCGGCCTGCTTGATCTCAATGCTAGACTTCGCCTTGGCTCGATCAGCTTCGATCTGCGCCTGTGTACGGGCCTTCAGGGCCTCTGTCTCAAGCTGCGCGAGTTGCTGTGCATATTGCAGTGGATTGCCCTGTCCTTGGCCCTGCTGTTGGCCACCAGTGAGTGCTTGTATCTGCTTCATCTGTGGAGCCGCCTGCACAACTTGCGCCGCGCGCTGGCTAATCAGGCGATCCATCTCTGGGTCAACTGCCTTAAACTTGAACTCTGGATCTTTAAAGTCTGGCAGTGGCGGCATTGGCATGGCAATGCTGGCCTCCATCCGCTGACGATACAACAGCGCAATATGCTCCGCAACGTGGGCAATCAACACCGGCTGCATAGCCTTGGCGCCGGGGTTGCCCGCTAGTGACGGATCTTGCAAAAACTGGATGTGAACCGCGATGTGCGATTCGTGATCCTGCTCTGGAAATGCGCGAATGCCCTTGCCATACAACACGCTCATGTTCTCATCAATCGGGTCCATCAGCACAGCCTCTTCGGGCTTCTTCAGGATTTCGTCAATATTGGGTATTCGGATCGCCTCATACATCCGCTTGTAAGCAGCGTATAGGTCGTGGAACTGCGGAGCTGATCGCGCCATTTCCAAGACAGCTTGTGCCTGCGCGATGCGCTGGGCTGTCGAGAATATGTTCGGATCGCTTACTGGGACAATGTCGATCCGATCATCAAAGTCGGCGCGGTAGATAATCTCCGCAGCTCCCGCCCGCGAGAAACTGAACTCATCAGGGAGATTTTCAGCGTTCAGATCCGCAAGGAGTTTAAACTCTTGGCCCTGCGCGTAATGCAGGCGCTTGTGAATTGCGCTAAATGCCTTGGAGCCCTGCTCGATCAACGCAACCGTTGAGCCAACTGGCGCATTCGGGTTCACGTCGCCAATGTTTAAATCGGCGGTGCTGGCAAATCTCTGGCCGGCGTCAACCATATATCCAAGCAAGTTAAACAAAGAGCCCGACGGCTCCTTAAACGGCAGTGGCATAATCGCCTTGTTTACGTCGTCAACCGTACTATCGAGGTCAACAAATTCACCGGGGCTGATCTGCATGTCGCCGCCCTGAACACGGCCACGCAGCTTAAAGCCACCCTGCATGTTCGAGAATGCGGCACTGTCGAGCAATGCGCGCAGAGATCCTGTCGCCGCTTTGCCCAATCCGCCAATCATGTGGTACAAGCCGAAGCCGTAAAAGCCCAAACCTGGTAGGAACTTATAGCTCACAAACCAGTCGCGGCGCTTCTTCAGCTCGTCGTCTTCCTTCCAGTTACGGCGAACCGCCACGACAGCCTGACTGTCATAGTCAATCGTGATGACATATGGGATCGCCACTGCGTTGTCGTCCTCGTCGTCGTCATCCATATTCTCGCCGTCAATGCCGTCAAACAAATCATAGACGTGCATTTCGAGCAGTGTCATCACGTCGTCATTGCTGTCGTCGTACTGATCAACACCCTCAATCTCACCGATAATATCGCCCGACGGGTCCATGTTATCGCCTGATCCATACTTCGCCGGCAGGTAATATCCGTTCTGGACGTAGCGATTGAAGTCATTCTTCGGCATGCGGATGACGTGGGTGTAGCGCGGTGACGTGTATAAATCTTTGCTTTCCGGGGCGACCACGAAGTCTTCAGCCTTAACGAACTGGCTACACTGCCGATCTAAGTTAGCATCCCACCAGACTTTCTTAAACGCCTGACCAACCAGCGGCAGGTGAAACAGCAATTGATCGAGGTCAGGGAAGTATTCCTGCATCTCGTTGGTGACTTGCCAGTTCATAAATTCACGAACGCGGCGCCCCTGCTCCTCAATCTCCTCGTCTGGATCGCCAACGATCACAGTCTTGATTGGCCCGCCTGACGGGTACAATTCAGCAATGGCCTTGGCGTTAAACTGCGTGGCAGCTTCGGCAATCAGCGGGTGTACCACTACGGACAATCCGCGCGTCGCGCGCTCAGATTCACCCTCGTCCAAGCCACCATCAGGATCTAGTGTCTTTAATCCCTGAGTGTAGCGTTCCTTCCACTCTGATCGAGCTTCCTCGTCATTCTCGTAATAGCTGATTAGCTCTTGCGCTTTTCGGGATAGCTCTTTCTCGTCGATTGTCTCAGCTAGGTTGATGTCGAACTGGGCGTCGTCAATCTCGTCCTGCATGTCTAGTTCGGGATCGCCTACCAAAACATCGCCGTCGGGCAGTTCCTCAACCATTAAGCTATCGTCGGGCAAGCCCTCGGCGAACGG